ATCTCGTAGTCCGTGCCGTCACGACGCAACGCCATGTCGAGAATGTCGACCACGTCCGCACCCAAAGTTTCTTGAGCTTGACCCTGCGTGAGGGTCAGCGTTGTTTGCTCCACGGTCCACAGGTTGAGACCGCGGTTTGCCCACTCGGCGAACATCAGGTTCAGAGACCGACGAGCCGTCTTGGCATCGTAGCCTGTGCGCATCTCCAGCCCACAGCGCTCGTACGCCTCCTCGATGACCTCGGCGACGTCGATGTTGAAATCTCTGGAACCTGATGTGGTCATGTTTTACACCATCTTCGTGTTGCGGACACCGCGGTTACCCATGACACATCCACCGTTTTTAAACTTTTTTACAAGAGCTCGCTCTAACTTTCCATTTGGCCGACGAAGCTCAGGGCCTTTTTCAGACGGGGGCTTTGGTGGACCCATCTTTTTCTTTTGATTATCGTAAAACTCATACATCCCTTTTGTGGATCGCCCAGACCCAGTGGGATAAGCAGAATAACTCTCGTCTCTCATAGTTTACACTTTCTTTGTCTTGCGTTCACCCCGAGAACCGTTGGCACGGCGTGCGGCGCTGACGCGGTTTCCTGATCCGACACTCTTCTTTTCGGCGATCTTCTTTCTCTTCTCGGAAGAGCTCATCTCGCCAGAGGTCTTGGGGGTCTTCGAGGATACTCGCTTCGAAGGTCGGCAGTACGGAGTGCCGCGACTCTCGCCTTCTTGGCGCCCGCACGCCTTACCGGTGCGAACGTCTTTCCAATCCTCTTTGAACCAACGCTTGAGTGCAGCGCCCTCTTTGGTCTTGCGAACAGCCATCAGAACACCCTCGTTTTTACGAGACCGCCTTTGGCCATTTTCTTCTTGGACTTGTTACCCCAGTTCTTGGCGCCAACCTTGCGACATTTCGCAATCGCCCCACTCGCGTAGGCCGAAGGGAACACGTCGTAACGCGCCTTCACTTTCCGGTAACAGGCGTCCTTTTTTGCCATCAGGCCATTTTCCCCATGGCCATCTGCTTGCGCGGGCTGCACATAGACTGGTCGACTTTGCCGCCCTTAACGTATTTGCGCTTGGGGGAACTGACCTCGACCTTGCCGCCCATCATGTAGCCGGCTTTGACTTTGCCGCCCATCTTCATGCCTTTAGTTTTGCATCCAGCCATTGGGACCTCCGTGATCTGTTTGGACATGTTAGCACGATTCATTTTTCATCACCACATTTTGCACGACCAGTATCGGGCCGATAGCTTGTCGAGTTTCTTGGTGTCACATCCATGACGAGCTCGAAACAATTTGCGCCGTTTGGGATCTGACTTTTTGATCGTCATGTTGGCATCGCCAAATCGAACGATCTTCTCCTTACCTTTGTCGCAGGCCTTCACAACAAACTTTTTACCACCTGATTTTTGGCGACGAGGTTTGTTGCATGCCATCTTGGCTTTATCGACCTTGGTCATCAGAGCGGCCCTCCGTTCTTGATCAGGATCATGTCATACGCAGCGGTTACAAGCGCGTTGTTGGTGCGTACAGAGGCGCGGACATCAATGTCTGTTTTTTCTGGAACAGCGAAGGGGCAAGTAAAACCATAATGATACTCGGAGCTGGCCACTTCAAATGTATGGCCGATAAAGAACCGGTCACCCGGAAGACGATAAAAGAACGTACCAGTGGCATCCGCGCCATTCTGGATCGTCATGACCCCCTGTGTGAGATACGCAGTGTATCCGGCCGGCACAGTGTATGTGCCTTTGAGGGATTGACCCACGCCAGCTACGATACGGGAGACCGTGGTAACACCTTTCAGCACGTTAATTTGGCCGGTGTTTGCGGATGTGCCGTTCATGCGCACTGTGTCAATGCGAGAGAACACCGTCGAAGACGTGTTGCCGGTCGCGTTTGTCAGCGTAATCGTGGTGGTGACTGGATTGTAGTCGGCATCAAGGCCGGAAATTATGACGTTTTTGCCTGCGTCCGCCACGTTAGCTCGGCTAACCGTAATCGTTCCCGGTGTGTCCCATGCACTCCAAGGGTAGGTGGTGTCGTTGACGTCCCACACTGTCCCGGTTGTGTTGTTCGACATTTGCGGAACGCGACCCATGCGGTGCAAAAACTGGTGGCCCGGGATTTGACCCCGGGCAACCTGAAGCTCAAACGGCTCCGATGTCCCAACTTGGGATATGGAGCGGATGTCGTAGCTCATTTGCGACCAACTTGAGAGATCAATGCCTTGATGTCGTCACGTATCTCGGCAAGCATCTTGTTGGTATCTTCGCGCGACTGACGAGACATCTCCATGTCCTCTTTGCGCTGGTTCCAAAGTCGCTTGATCTCTTTGGTGTTTTCAATGCTACGACCCTCCAAGCGGATAAGCCAAACAAGAAAGCCAACAAAACCAACCGCGATGGGCCAGAATTTGAGAAGTACGTCTGTCATGATCACACCCATTAGGCATGGAATGCAGTCATGTTCGTGAAGATCGTCGTCCCAGCTGTGTACGACAGGAAACAACCATTTTCAAACATGATGCCTTCAGAGGGGATAGTCACATCGCGTTCTGCGGTGGCGGACGCAACAGTGCCGAGCTTTAACTTTTCAGTTCCAGTGGCACTACCATTGGTAAACGAAAGAACCCCAGCAGTCGAAGAGTTGACGATAAACGCGCCTTTGAGACGAGCCCGTTCGGCAAAGATGACATCCAGTGCGTCGTTGGACATGCCAACCGACAAAGTTCCCGCAGTGTCGTCATCAACCGTGACCGCTGTCACTGTACGGAAGTAGAGGTTCCCAGTCGACAGACCGGATGCCGTTACCCCAATTGCTTCTGTCTGCACATCGCCATTTACGTCTGTGCCGGTCACAGTGACTGTTCGGTCACCGTCGGCCCCTGATGCGGTCACCGTAATTTTCCGTGCAGCAGTAAATGTGGCCACACCCCCAGATGCATCGGCGCCGTCGATGGGGATGGCTTGCTCGCCACCCCCTGACAGCTGTTCTGCAGTGCAGACGCTATCTGCGTCTGCTGCATTTGTGTCGGCCTCAATGAACTTGGCCTTTACGTCTGAACCAGCCATGCCAAACCCCTTTACTGGTCAGCGAAGGCGGGAGCGGTTGCGCCAACTACGGTGCCCCAAATCTGCCAGTTTGTTCCATCGAGACCCATGATGTGGATCTGGGCGGAGGCCGGAACATTGACTTGGATTTTGGAGTTCGAGTCGCCGTCGGAGAACACCACGGAAGCTGCGCCGTCGTCAGTGTCGTGGAAGGCCACGCCGCCGATGAAGAAGTTGGTGTCCGAACCAGTGTCGACGATGAAGTCGGTCCCGTCAGCTGCGCCGCCACCATAGACGAAGGTGAAGTAGGAGCCAGCAACCGGCGTCGGCAGAGTGTAGGTGTTGTCCTGTCCGCCATCTGGAACAATCAGCGTGCGGCCGCTGTGGGTCGCATTGGTCAGGGTGACGTCGCCGTCAGCCAAGGACACAGGGGCACCGCCCATGGTCGTGATCTCGGTGATAGCGCCGGTGGTGGTGTTTTTGCTGATAGACTTGAAGCCGTTTTCGGAACGCACTGGTCCCGAGAATGTCGTATTCGCCATGGGTGTCTCCTGTCGTGGCTAGTGTCAGACGCGTTTTGCGCCTGTCAGGGATGGGGGTAGGTTACAGGAACCCTAGACAAAAAGAAAGGGCGGCGTTAGGTGCCCCTAGTCGTCAGACCAGCTCGTGCTTTTTCGACAATTATCCAAAAGAGGTATGATCTGTAAGTTCCACGGTACGTGCAGGCCGCACACGCCTTCTCCCGCAAGAGGTATTACGTGATCGACAGAATATGTGATGCCAGTGTTGCGTGTCATTTCTCGAGCTTTTACGAACATGAAACGCATTTGACGGCGGTGCTCCTTATTCAAACGCTTGGGTGTTGCTCGTCGAAGGCGCGCCCTTTTTTGCTCTATGTGCGCTCGAACAAGATCCGGGTTTTTATTCTTCCATCGCTGACGATAGGCGCGTTTGTCCTCATCCCTACGATTATTGGCTTTCGCCTTAACAACCTCTTTGTTTTTTTCATAGTATCTTTGACCCGCTTTTTTGGCTGCCTCTGACTTTGGCTTTTTACGTCTAGCCGCCAAATGCTTGGGAGCGTCCTCTTTCTTGCAGGACACGCACTCACCTTTGGTCAAACGAAGATCAACATGGCCCCGCCTACATGGCTTCCCTGTGAAGTAATACTTGGCTCCAGAAGACATGGCCTCTGAGCGAGTTTTTGGATAATCACCCATAAAACCTCCTGTTTCGATACAGGAAATTTATATTGAAAGGTAAAATAAAACAAGCCCCCACCGAGGTGGAGGCTTGTATTTTCAAAAACCCTTGTTTATAAGGGTTTTATGCAGCGCCGGGAGACCCGAAGACACAGCGGGCGTCAGAATAGCCGAAAGCGTAGCGCTCTCGAGCTTTGAAACGCATATTGCCCGTATCAAAATCTCCTTCCATGCCAGTGCTGAGCGGGGTGCGCTCAAAGTGCACGAAACCGCGAGGCGCATCCGTCTTGATGAAGAATGCGTCCGGGTCGGTCAGGAAGTCGTTGACCACGTAGCCCTCGGGCAGCATGCCCATGGACTTCAGCGCGTTGACGTCGTTGTCTGCAGTGCCAACACGCAGGTTGGACACCATCAGACGCTCGGCAACGAACTGCAGCTGACGCGGGATGATGAGCTTTGTGCCACGAAGCGCGATCTTCAGGCCACGCTCATCGACGAAACCAGCAATCGAGATCAGCGCATCTTCCAACGATGTCTCGTTGAGGTCAGCAGCTGTGCTCGGTGTGTTCGCGAACGTATTGCCGTTTGACAGCGGGTGATTGGTAGCACAAAGCGCAACCCCGTCACCACCAGCATTTGCACCGCCAGTAAAGGCGTTGTTCAGCACGGCCGCGGCTTTCACCTGTTTGGTGTGGGCCATGGAACGTGCCAGCGCCCGGGTATAGCGGCTGCCGAGGCGGTCGTAGAGGTTGTCTTCGATTGCCTCCTCGGTCAATGCAAACGCCATTGCGATGGTTTCGTGGTTGTACCGGGCGGTGTACGCTTCGGTAGCTTCGTCGAAGGTGATCGCGGAGCCTTCCGACTTTGTCGGTGCGGCACCAAAACCCGAGAGCATAACCTCTTCTTCGAACGCGCGGTCCGAAGATTCGGTGGTGTAGATCTCGGAGTGCTGGTTTTCGTAGCGACCGTACTCCATGCCGAACAGGGCGTTGAGGCCCGGTTCCAGCTCTTTCGCAAGTTGTGCGCGAGAAATAGCCATAACTCAGACCTCCTTTACACGCCGGTCGTCGAAACAGTGCCACCAGCAATTGCGCCGTTCGGCGAATTGAAGTGGTTGTTCAGACGGACGATGATACCCACACCAGCGGCGGTGAAATCGGAGTTCTCAGGGTCGTCAAGGACGCCCATAACCCGCATATTCAGCGTGTTGGTGGTGGCGATTGTGTTGAGGTCAAGCGTTGCGCTCGACAGACCAGTGACTGTCGAACCTGCTGTGCCGTCTGCGAAGTTCGCATTGGCGAAGACAGCGGCCCGGACCTCGGCTTCGGTGTTAGCTGCAGCCACGACGTTGGACGTCGCAACAAGGAACAGCTGTGCGGGATCGTCATACACGAACGCCTTGACGGGGTGATTCGAGTCTGCACCCGATCCCGGCCAGTAGTTCGAGAAGACTTTTTCACCGGTGACAGACGAGACGTACTCGCAGCCCCAGAAAACACCAAGCAGACCTACAGTGCCACCTGCGTCCGCGCCGACGATGTCAATGACACCTGCTGCGAGCGGAATAACAGGAGAACCCTGATAGATTGCATTCGTGTTACCGGAGGCAATGCGATACTCTGTGGCACCGGTGCTGTTGGTGTTCTGACCCATCTTGCCGATAGGACGAAGACCAAAGGCACCATTGATGTTAGCCATGGTATAGCTCCTTCAGTTTCAGTTACTCGGCGTCCGACCGTCGGCCGCCGAATGAGACACGACTGCGCCGATCTCGAGTGATCGGCATTGAAGGATGTTGATCCTTCATCAGGTCCTGATCCACAGCTTGCATTTGTTCGCGGGTCCGGGTCCCGTAATACGCGGATCGTTCTTGCGCTGTTTCTTCAGGTATGCGGCACAGCATCAGACCACCGTTCCCGATGACACCCGCATACCGACCTTCGTCGATCGTAGGTGCCTGAAAATCCGGATACTCATCGGCGCGGACAGGTTCCCATCCTTCACGTAGCTTCTGGTGGACGTTGATTTTGTCCTCCTCGCCACGCATTGCGACTCGAATCCAGCGATGCACATAGCCGGCAGGTGGCTCGGGGGCATCTAGGCGGCTGGGCGGTGCCCATGGTTTGCGACGTTCAGTTTTGTCGCGAGTTGCTGCGGCTCGGCTTGTTCTATCAGTCATCTCAATCACTCCTTCACGTATTTCGCGTATTCCTCGAGAGGAACATTCAGCTTCTTCGCGATGGCAATCTGCGACGGTGACAGTTTTACCGACCGGCGCCCCTGTTTTGATGTGCGAGATGCGGAAGACGCAGCAGAGGCGACCTGTGACTTCCTGCTCGATTTCTGGCCAGCGAACTTGTTCGGAAACTCCGAACGCATACGCCGATCAATTTCATTGTAATACTCATCGCTCTGTGGGTCAAAGCCTTCTTCTTCGACCAGTTTTCGATGGATACCAAACGCGGCGTAGGTCATGACCTCGTCTTGACCAAACCAGTCGTTTTTCTCAGCCCAAGACTGTGCCCGCGGATCAGCCTTGGCCTGCTGCGGTTGCTGCTGAGGCTGCTGGTAGGTTTGCTGCGGCTGCTGGTAAGTCTGCTGAGGCTGCACCTGCTGCTGATCTGCACGACGCTTTGCCAGCTCGTACCGATCTTTTTCGTTCGTAGCTCGAGCCAAGGTCTCTTGAGCTTCGATCATAGCGTCTGTGTCGCCAGACTCGTAAGCCTCTTTGTAGGCTCGACGGGCGGCGCCAATTTGACTCTCGATGCGAGCGCCGTACTCAGTCAGGTAGCCGCTATCCAGCTTTTGCATGCGACCTTTGAGTTGTTGGTTTTCTTGCAACAACTGCTGGGCAACGCGTGTCGCCTCTTCCTGTTGACGCTCAGCCTCACGGTATTTGTGCGTGAGGTTTTTTATGCGTTTCTGGACACTCGCACTGTAGTCTTCCAGCTCGTCTTCACCGCTTTCAACTCGCTCAGCAGCTTTCGCTACCTCAGCATCCGACTTGTTTTCGGATTTGTCGTCTGCAGGCGCATCATCGAGGACAATCTCTTGACCGAGATCCTCGTCTTGGTTTTCTTCAGCCATATTGGCCCCCTTAAACTGACTTGATGTCCTGTGGATCAAGGATCGTGCCGATCACTTCGTCATCGTTGATGATGCGAACCTCACCGCCGTCAATCTTGAACCGAGAGCCTGCATATCGACCAATGCAAACCCACTGTCCTTTTTCGCACCAAGGCGTGCAGTCAGGACCGAACTTGTCCGGATCCTTGTACGCCAATGGTCCAACTTTAAGGACGTAAGCAACAACCGTAGCCACTGCTTCTCGATCCCGAACTTCGTCCGGAATATGCAAACCGCCCGCGGTTTTTGTCACACCTTGGAACGGCATAACCAAAATCCGCCAACCCGAGGGTTGCGGAAGTCGATCAACCAAATCTTTTTCGATTAGGTTTGGGTCCAATACCCGGTCCGATGAATCCACATAAGCTTTTTCAGCAGATGCCGGTTTTACGGAAAGGTCACCCAGACTCGTCAAATCCATCTTCGTGGTCAACGCGCTTCTCCAGCAGGGTCTTGATTTCATCCCTCGCGAAAGAGAGACCCTGTATCTCCCCCACGATCATCTTGTACTGTTCCCAATCCTTTGGGCCTCCAGTTACAAGATTCTGAGCGAGTTGTTCCTCTCGCTCACGGATAACTTTGTAAACATGTTTTGCGAAATCAACAACATCCATTACATATTATCTCTGTAAGTGTCTTCGACCTCAGAGGTCATTGGGCCACCCTCAACCCAATCATCACAGGTATATGCGGACTCACACACGAACTTGTGGATTTGGCAGTAACCAAGATCGCCAGACTCATCGCCAATGCACTCGAGGATGTCTTCGGTCTGATTGTAGGCTTTGCAGTTCCCGCAGACCTCACTCAGACGAAACGCACCACCGTCGGCCGGATCGCGATAACTTGCGTTCTCAATAGCAGCCTCTTTGTTCTCTTCATTCAAGTCAGCGTCTTGGGTCGGCAGCGGACAACTATTCCCATTGTCATCGTCGTCCGTGTATTTATCGACGGGAATCAGGTCGGGCAGGATGCTGATCTGGATCGTTGGCATCAGAAAACTCCTCTGAATGTCTGGGGTCGAGCGATAGGACTGAATGCTTTTACGACACCCCCATCTGCTTTCTTTTGCTTGCCAGCCTTGGACAGAGCGATCGCGACTGCTTGGTCACGATCCTTGCCCGCGCTTAACTCAGTGCGGATATTGCTGGATATGACGTCCTGCGATGAGCCTTTCTTGAGTGGCATTACTGACCCCCTCGATTGCGTTGTTGCGCCATCTGAGCCTGCATCATGATGCGCTCCCGGTTCACAGTATTTCGCTCTTCTGCGATCTCTTCCTGCAGCTCGATGCGTGCCGCCTCGGACGCCGCCTTCTGCTCAAGCTTTTTGGCATCAAGCGCAAGCTTCTGGGCGTCGATCTGAGCGTCCATCATGTTCTCTTGCTGCTTGGTCTGAACCTCAGCCTGTCGGATTTGCACCAGCGGATCAGCCATCGGATCAGGCTGCGGCGGATTGAGCTCGGGGATGAGCTGCTCGAGAATCTGACTTTGCAGCAAAGCCACGTAGTTGTTCATCTCTTCGGGGTTCTGCATCGCCTGCTGCACTGCGGCGATCTGCTGCTGTGCCTCTTGGGCGGAGATGGCGCCAGTTTGGACCGCCATCTGCATCTGCTGAACCTGATCGTTGATCCCACTCATCGCCTGCTCGCGTGCCAAAAATGCAACATGTTCTTGAATATGAGCCATGAGCGCGGTCATTGCGACCGGATTGGTTTGTACGAACGTGGATTTGAAGAACGTCACGTGGGCCTTCAAGTGAGCGTCGTGGTTCTGCTGCGGGAACGCTTGCATTGGTGTACCAACAACAGCGCGACCGTTCTCCATTGCCGGGTCCATCGGCTGCGGCTGCTGCGGCGGAGGCAGAATCTCCTCAATGTTCTGGATTTCCAGCGCTTGGTACATCCGCTTGTACGCCTCGTGCAGATTGTGCATCTGCGGGTTGCTCTGCGCCAGCTTCAACTGCTCTTGGGCCAAAGCAACGCGCTGCGCCATCGAGAAGATGTTCGGGTCGCTGACCGGCAGGATGTCGACACGACCGTCGAAGTCTTGCTGCAGGATCTGCGGTTGAACGCCACCGGAAGGTTGGTACGGATAGGCCGCCACATTCTCAGAAACGATCCGCGCAAGAATGCGGAACTCTTTCTTTTGCGCGTAGTGTAGTCGCTTGTGGATTGCGGACATCACCTTCATGCCGCGCTCGAGAAGCGCCACAGTCGTCCCTACAGGGGCCTCTTGGCCCATGTTCGCGGCCTGTTGGTCCGCCACCGAGACGAAGCGTCGACCGCCCTCGACCAGCGCACCCAGCAGCTGCGCCAGCGTGGCCGACGGCTCCTTGTACGGAAGAGGCATGATTGAGTCGCGGATCGCGCCGCCCGGGGCGTCGATGTCGCGCCACTCGCCCGGTTGGATAGGCTCATCGCTATCGCGCACCCGGATGCCTCGCGCCTTGAAGCCACCGGGCAGGTTGGACAGCGTACCGGCGTCAATAAGCTGACGCAGGATGCTTGTGGCTGCGCGACCCAGACCACCGATCATGTGGGTCAGACCAAAGCCGTAGAAGCCCAAGCCCGGCATGAACTTGTAATGCACGAAGTAGGGAATGGCTTTTTTGAGGGGATCGGCCTCGCGATAGTTACGACGAATTGACAGAACCGTCTGGCTCTCCTTGTCAATCGTTACGATGTAGGGGAGCTTGAGACCGGTGATTTCACCAGACTCGTTTTGATCTTCAAAGCCTTCAATATCCAGCTCGACATGCATTTCGAGCAGCGTTCGAACGTCATCAGAAAAGCTTTTGGAAATGCCCTGAATTTCGTTGACCTTGCTGTCGACCTCGTCTTCCTCATCAGCACCGCCGGTTGGGAGATCGACATCGCGATAGAAGCCAGCAAGTTGCTGCTTCAGAATCTCGTTGTCGGTCATTTTCAGGACGTGCGTGATCCGCGGCGTGGTAATGAGATCAGTTGCTGTGTACGGAACAACAACGTCTTGTGCAGGGATAAACTTCGAAACTGGACGACCAAGGAGGTTGTCGAAATAGACCTTCTTGAACGTGGACCCGGACAGCGGGAGATAGAACAGCAGCTGATCCATGTCCGGATCGAACTCTTCCATCTCTTCGGTCACGAGGAAGTTCATGTAGTGCTTGACCCGGGCCGCCTGCGCCTCGGTCTCGACGTTTTGGATACCCGCAATGCGCGTCTGCACTGGACCACCGGACGGCAACAGTTCTTTGTAGGCCTGCGCTTGGAATTGCGTCACGGACTCCGCAACCATCGGGTGGGTTACCGCAGACGCCCCTTCGAATGGCTCGGACCGATCCTCCTCCATCTTGGCGCCCAGTAGCTCTAGGCCCTTGATGTAGGTGTTCTCCCACTCGGATCGGGACTCGAGGTCCTCTTCGTAGGAGGCGACAAGCTCTGTTGCTAGTTCTCCCAACACCGAGTCATCAAGATATTCGGCAAGGTTATCGTCGAATGCGATCAGCTCTTGGCCGGCAGCAGCATCTGCCTCGGCGGCTTCGATCATTGAGCGGACGATTGCCGAGCCATCATCCCCTTCGATAACCTCAGCCCCACCAGAAAAGTCCATGGGTGCCGGAACCGAAACCTCTTCCATTTGGAGGTTGGGGTCCATTTCGTCGGTTTGCAAAGGTTGATCAACCGATGAACCCATAAATCGCGGTGGCAAAGCCATCAGTAATACTCCCGTTTACGAGGTATGAAATCCATTTCGTCGTCCTCTTCATCGGCAGCGATCGCGATGAGCCCACCCTGCCGAAAACGCATAAGAGCGAGCGTCATGCTGTCGACATAGTCGTCATGCTCACCCACGGGGAACGACGCAACTTCTTCGATGACCTCTTCGGCAAACCTCTTGTTGTCTGGGGCCCACACTACACCAGATTCAAACAAAGGTGAAACCAAATGCATGCGGGTCGTTTTGTCGAGGCCGCCCCCACCGGCCCGCCTACCCGGTGAGAAGCCCACGGCCGGCACTCCGCGCTTGCGCAGCTCGTCGATTAGCGGTCCACCCGAGGCCTTTTTCTCGACGATCACCATGTCCGGCTCCCAGTAGTCGTGTTCCATGAACGCGACCTCTCGAAGCTCCGGGAAGTTCCACCGACCGCGCTTGGCGTCCATCAGTATAATGGCCTCTTTCCCGGTCTTCTCATCGTCGAAAATGCCCCATGTGGTGATGGCAGAGTAGTCCGCGGTCTCTTTTTTCGAGAACGCGGTGTCGTAAGACTGCAGGATGTACTTGACCGGTGGAATGTCTTTCTTCTCCCACATCTGCCACCACTCGCGTTTGACGATTGCGGACTCCGCAGAGGTTGGTTGCTGCTGCCACTGCGCGGACCACTTTGACACCGGCAACGAGGCCTTGATCGACAGCATTGCCTCTTTGGTCCAGAACTCTGGCCACAGCACCTCATCGGACGGCAGTATCGCGGGGAACTCTACGACCTCCCACTGGTCTGCCATCGGGTCTGCGGCCTGTTGGGCGAGTAGGCGTCCCGTCAGGTCCTTCTTACCCCATCGGGTTTGCACCACGATGATGGATCCACCGGGCTGCAGACGCTGCCGGGGCCCGGAGGTGTACCACTCGTAAGCGTGATCGAAGGCCGTGTCGGACAGGGCGTCCTGTTCGGAGTGCGGATCGTCGATGACGAACAGGTCGGCACCTCGACCGGTCACCGCCGCACCAACACCCGCAGCGAAGTATTCACCTCCGGCGGATGTCTGCCAGTTTCCGGCACCCTTGTTGTCGTCTTTGAGTTTGGTGTCCGGAAAGATTTCTTGGTAATGCGGATCGTCGATCAGGTCTCGCACTTTGCGCCCGAAGCGCACCGCGAGGTCGCTGTTGTGCGTGGCCTGAATGATCTTTAGCTTTGGGTTCCGACCCAAGAACCATGCAGGCATTAAAAAAGAGGCCATCTCGGACTTGGAATGGCGAGGTGGCATGCAGATGATCAGCCGCTTCAGCTCGCCCGCGGCAACGCGCTCAAGCTTTTCTGCGATGATCCGGTGGTGTCGACCCTCAATGAAGTTCTCGTAGACGTGATGGGCGAACGGCATGAACTTTGTCGACGCCGCCTCGCGCACCTCGAGCTTCGTCTTGGCCTGTGTGAGGGCAAGGATCTCCTTCAGGGCGTCTTCCGGAAGGTGTTTTAGGTGCGCTGCGTCCATCAGAACATTACCTTGTGGGTCGTCCCAATCTGCCTAAATCCCAGCTTATATGCAAGTTTTTCAGCCATATCGTTGTTGACCCCGGAGTTAACCTCGAAATACGCGGTCGTTGCACCCATGAGACGGGCCCAATCGCGGTATATGCGTGCCAGTCGATACCCTGTCCATCCGCCCCGGTAGGCTGGTCGCACGTACCAGACGCACATTGAGGCGTGTAGGTTGGGTGAGAACATGCTTGGGTGCGTTGTGCCGATGATCACCCCGGCCAGCTCGGTGTCGGTAGCCGCAACGGCCACCAGATCGGCTGGGTTGTTGATCATCTTGGTGAGTGTCTCGAGCGATCGCAACGGACAGAACGTCTCGTCACCCCATGAGGTCTCCTCGGTCGCTTCTTTGACCAAGTTGATTCCGTTGGGTGTGATGTCCTGCAGTGTTGCGGGTCGGTAGATCATACCAGACTGGCAATACCGAAGCGTTGCAACGCAGACGAGCCGACGTTCTGCCGACCGGGGTTGATGGTTGTCGAGAGTCGACTTGGTGTGTTGAGCTGCTGAGCCTGTCCGATACCGGCAAAGTCCATGTAGGCCGCGGCGTCGCCGAGTCGGTCGAGGAACGAGGCCTCTTCTTTTTCTTCGTTCAACATGTCGAAAGCCGAACCCCCGGTGAGCCCTTCAAGCAGGTCCTCGCTAACGAAACGCGCAGCCTCGGACTTTGTCATGTCACCAGCGGAAACGGCTTGCAGCACCTGAGCTGTTGTCCCCGGGTCTGCGTCTCCGAGTGCGTACTGTCGACGTCGAGCCTCGGGTGTGGCTTGTGAAACTGTAGAACTCAAATCAAACTCACCACCGAGAAGGGTGTTGGCCATGAGTTCTCCGTAGGAAGTCTCATCACCAAAAATTTCAGATGCAGCTCCGCGATCTTTCCCCTGCCCATGTGGCGAAATCAAACGCGCATTTGGCAAGTCACCGAAGGATGAGCGGTATATCTCAGCAAACTCTTCTGGGTTTTGTTGGATAATTTTTTGAATTTCGAGATCTGAACTAAAAAACGGCTCGACATGCATGGTGTTCGAAACACCGCGCTTGTTTTCAGAACGGGTCTTAACGCCACGGACAGGATAGTCCTCGATCCCGTATCTACGTGCAAAATCGGCAACCATAATGTTGTATCGCTCGGCGGCGGCCCGAACCTCTGGGGAGGCGTCATCGGGAATAATAACCTCTGTGCCTCGAGCAGTACCGCTCGGAGAAGCATTAAAGTCCATAGATATGTTCAAATAGTCCGAAGAGGGAGTGTATTTTGCCCTAGTGAAGGGCGATATGTAAAAATCTGACATCGGGTGACTCCAATGGGCTTTTCGGCACTATACAAGAAAAAGCCCCCACGGCAAACACCGTGAGGGCAGTCAAGGGAGGCAGTGTAACGCAGGTGGGCGTTGAGGTAAGCCTAACTTGGCAGGACTGGTAGCGTCAAGTCAGAACGTGCCCTTGAAGCCTTTGCCTGAGACCT